GCTTGATAATCTTGGTGATTTTGGTGTTATTGTTATTGACGAACACAATAACATCATTTCCGGACATCAGCGTGTTTCTATTCTTATGGATAATCCGGACACGCAAGTTTTGTGCAAACGCCTTATTGGTTACAGTGAATCAGAACTAAAGGCTATCAATATCAAAGCGAATACCCATGCCGGTGAATGGGATATGGATAAATTGGCGGAATGGACTGCCGACTTAAAGATTGATTTAAGTCTCGATTTAGGGAACCTAAATACGAAAGAAAGCAAAATTAAGGACATGGAACTCATACGATACGAGAAGTATGATTACGTGATGATTGTGTGCAGGAGCGAGATTGACTACTTGAATCTTACCCGTACTCTTGGAATTGACGACAAGAAAGTTCTGGTATCTAAAAATGCCACTAAAGAACGAAAGATTAAAGCGCGTGCTATTTGGTACGATGATATAAAAGCTCAAATAACCCCTAAAAAAGAAAAAAGATGAAAGGTTTCAATGTACTGCTTACGTGCTGCTCCATTCACGTAAAGGAAGTTATAGATTGTCTGAAAAACAATGAAGATGGAGTTAAGGTAAAAGTGTATGTTACAAATTCTATTGCAGCTAATCTTCCACCGGCTGAATTGTCAGACGGTAATTTTGTGGTTCCGGCTGTAACTGCACCTGATTACATTGAAACACTCATATCTTTATGTAAGGAGCTTGATATTTCAATCATTATGCCTACTGCTACATTGGAATTGGAAATAATGGCTCGCGCTAAAGATGAGTTTAAGCAAAACGGTATTCTCGTCTCTGTTTCCTCTATTGATAGTTTGCTGGTCGCCAACAACAAGATTGCTCTTTATGGTTGTTATGCAGATTTGATGCCGAAGCAAATTATACCGAATGGAGTTTCTGATGTTGATGCTTTTGCATCTATGTTCAAGTATAAAAACAGCTCCATCTGCTGCAAGGTAGATAATTTGTGTGGAGGTAAGGGGTTTGCTGTTGTGGATGACAGGAAGAGCAATGACACCTCTCTATTCAATAAGTTTGGAGAGAATAGATACATATCCCTACACGATTTGAAATCCATCGTTGGCAATGGTAAAAATAAGGTTATCCTTCAGCAGAGAATCGAAGGACTGGATTACACCGTTAGTGTGCTTGCAGACAAAGGAGTAGTTACTCATATCTGCGGTTATGTCGGCTATATGATGGCTTTCGGCTCTATCATGTACGGAGAAATCAAGCCTAATGATATGGCTTATGATATTGTGAAAAAGATTGTAGCAGAACTTGGACTTGATGGTAATGTGGCTTTCGACTTCATTCTAAAGAAAGATGGCAAAGTTGTGTTGCTTGAAATCAATCCACGCATCAATGCTTCGCTTCCGTTTGTCCGTCATGCCGGTTGCAACATGGCTTATCTGCGATGCAAACAATTGTTTGGTTATGAAATTCCATCCACATACGAATTAAACTACGGATTAAAGATGAAGAAGTTCTATGATACCCGATATTACGTTTAACATATATGTTATGTCGTATCAGCGACCTCACAAGATAATGACCAAACATTGTCTTGAATACTGTACTTATGTTGTTAGAGAAGAGGAAGCTGATGCTTATAGGGATGCCTGCATAGATGATATGCTTGTCATTCCTAAAGATGCTACGCTTGAATGTGGCGGTAAGGTACATAGCTTCATGTCAACATTATATTGGATTATTGAGAATACACCCGAAGATGTAATATTTGTTGCCGATGATGATATAAAGCATTTTTGTTATCGTCTTAACAATTATACTGCTATTACAGCAGAGAATTATCCGGACTGGAAAGAAAGGACTTGTAATGAAATACTTCGTATTGGTCAACAGCTTTACGATCTGAATCTCGGACTTGCCTTTGACAATCCTCAAATGGCATTGTACGTGTATGACAAGGAATTTTGTTTTAAAGGGATGCCTGGTCACGTTCGATGGATTAATAAGAAAGCACTCAAAGCAAAGTACGATCTTAAGGACCCGGCTATCTCTGATGTTGATATGATGTTACAGGAATTACTTATGAATAGAGTTGTACTTCTGCCTAAGTATTTCCACAGTTACGGTGTCCAGGCTTCCAACGAAGGAGGTACCACCATTGACTCTAAAAGGAACTATGAGTATAGATGTGCAATGAAAAACAAATGGGGAAAGTATTATGATTTCGACTTTAGAAAAAATACAGCAAAGATTAATGTCAAGCGGTGATTTGAAAACACCTCTATACATAGCAGACAAAAGTGACTTCAAACGGAATATCACCGATTTTATAGCCGCTTTCAGAAAATACTACCCAAACTATAATATCGGGTACAGTTTCAAGACGAATTACTGCAAAGAATTCATCAATGTGGTAAAAGAAGTCGGTGGATATGCCGAAGTTGTTTCTCCCAAAGAGTATCAGCTTGCACGGAACTATGGATTTGATGACAGCCGGATTATATACAATGGTGTTATCCCGGATTTGGACGATAAGATACGTTGTGCTAATCATGGTGGAATAGTGAATGTTGATAATGTTGGTGAACTTGGATCACTTGTTGGAATATGTACCGTACCGCTTACTATTGGAGTTCGTCTAAATTTTGATATTGGAAATGGCATAGTTTCAAGATTCGGAATTGATGTTGATAGCAAAGGTTACCAAGAAATTACAGAACTACAACGAAAGGGATTGGCAAAAGTAAAATGTGTTCATTGTCATATTTCTTATGCTCGTGGACTTTCGTATTTCAGGAAACGTGCCGAAATGATGGCTCGATACGCAAAAGAACTTGATGCTAACATTGTTGATATTGGAGGGAATATGTTCGGTCGTATGGATGATAGTCTCAAAATGCAATATGGTGAATATGTCCCATTGTATGAGGAATACGCCAAAGTTATCGGTGAAGTGTTTGCAAGAGAGTTCCCTGATGGAGAAGTGCAGCTTATCACCGAGAATGGCACACCGATAGTTTCCACTTCTATGTCTCTACTTGCAACCATTATCGGCAAGAAAGTTATTAGAGGAAAAACAATGCTTGTTGTGGATTGCAAGCGTGATGATGTTGGCTTTGTCTGCCACACAAAGAACCCTCCTTGCAAAGTGCTTTCAAACGATAGTGATTACGTTGAACACGCTACCATTTATGGATGCACCTGTATTGAGAATGATATTATCCATCGTGATTATTCCGGTCCAGCTGATATTGGTGATAAGATTCTTATTTTCAATGTCGGGGCTTATGGATGTAATGTTGCTAATGATTTCATAACGCCTAAGCCAAGATGTGTTTGTGTTGATGATATGTAAGCCGTTAAACCTTGTTTAACTCATTGATAATCAGTTGTTTTAAATTTGTATATATCACTAATAATCAGTATCTTAGCTATATAAAAGAAAAGTATAACTTAAAAATAGGAGATAAACAATGAAAGCAACAAAGTACATTAATTCAAAAGGTTTGCTAAAAGGTGCATTTATTTACAGAATAAAGAAAGATGGAACGAAATCCGCTCGCCCTACATTCTATCAGTTTTTTGGAGCTGAAAAAACGGCAGAGAAAGTGATAGCAAGATTGATTAAATTAAATCCAAATTCAAAATTTGAAATCGCATAATAGATTGAGATATGGCAAATGCATTATACACAAAAAACGGTCACAATATGTTTGAGGTTTCATCCCTCATCCAGAAAGCAATACGAAGGAGTAACAAGGATTACGCCTGCTATGCTGCCAATGAATTGGCACCACGATTTAGAAATTATCTGTGGAAGCGACTATTGTGTGTATCGGCAGAAGATTGTTATGATCTTATTACGAATAAGATTGTTGCATTGAAACAAGCTGATGATTCGCAGAATTGGCAGAATAAGTCTCCCTTGTTTATAGAAAAGGCTATTGGTATTTTGCTTGCTGCACGAAAGAATCGTGATGCTGACTATTTCGCCTGCAACCTGCTTAATTCAAGAGATAGAATAGAATTTCCAAAGGATGAATATGTAGGAGATAGCGCAGGATGCTACACCAAGAATGGGCATGATACATTTTGGGTAGCCGGGTTATTGGAACGTGCCATAACTGGTAAAGATGATGTTAGAGCCGGTTATTTAGCTAATGAGTTAATGGTAAGATACCGGGAGTTTTTATGGAAACGCATTGTTTCCGTAGCTAGCAATCTCAACTACCAATTTGTAACGAACGAGATTGTCGCATTAAAGAAGGCTGATGATATGCAACCTACCACTTCGCTCAAATCTTCCATTTTTGTAGCAAAGGCTGTTACCGTACTTCTAAAGGTTGTAAAGTATGGGCGTTGTAGCCTCTATGTAAATGATTTCGATTATCCTATTGTATATCTGAAAGACTACGATAATCGGCACATGGTAATACCAGACTATGTGTTCGATTGTCATACCCATAGAGGTAGGCAGTTGGGGAAGACGAAAAAGGAGTTTATCATTGCCGAACAATCCGCTTTAACCCCATATAAGGAAGGTGAATATGATAAGTGTACTTGGGACAGATATTTCTATTTGGAGAAGAACGGTTTTTACGATAAGAATAATATAACTCCGAGACCGGATGATAAGAAAATGAAAGAAATTGAGGACGGATGCGTGCAGAGGTCTTTATTTGATTGATGTTTAATTTATGTTCTAATGCGTCTTTGATGAAAATCTAAAGACGTATTGGCATGTAAAGTTATAAGATTATGGGAAAGAAGGAAAGACAGAAATTGTTCTTGAAAAATTTAAAAGAAGGGCAGGGGATTATTTCATACGCTTGTGATATGACCGGAATCAGCCGTGCCTGTTATTATAAATGGATTGATAATGACCCCAAGTTTAAAGAAATCGTTGAAGAGATAAATGAAGGTATTATCGATCGTGTTGAATCAAAGCTGTTGAATGCTATTAACGATGATGATTTGACTGCCATCATCTTTTACCTAAAAACTAAAGGCAAGAAACGTGGTTATATAGAACGTGTTGAACAGGATGTCAATGTCAATCCGTTTGAAAGTTTGATGAAAGAATTACCGGACAAAATAGAAGAGTAATGGATTTGAGCGACAAGGCTGCCTTGTATATGCAGGCGTGGAGGGACGATTGGTGCAAGTTCTGTTCCGATGTGATGAAAGCACGTTTGGATAATGAACAGCAGGATATTATACACTCTGTACAGTACAATAGGATGACTGCTGTTGCTTCCGGCACTGCTCGTGGGAAGGACTTCGTGGCTGCTTGTGCGTCTATCTGTTTTATGTATCTTACTCCTCGCTGGGAAAATGGAAAGCTTGTAAAAAACACCAAGATTGCCATGACCGCTCCAACTGGTCGTCAAGTACAAAACATTATGATACCTGAAATCTCACGATTGTTTCGCAATGCTGGAGTATTGCCCGGAAGATTATTATCATCTGGCATTAAAACAAACTATGATGAATGGTTTCTAACGGGGTTTAAGAGTTCTGACGATAATATGGAAGCATGGTCAGGATTTCATGCTGTAAACACCATGTTTGTTGTAACAGAGGCATCAGGTATCTCTGAAACCACCTTCAATGCCATTGAAGGTAACTTGCAGGGAAATTCACGTTTGCTCATCGTGTTCAACCCAAACGTAACCACCGGATATGCAGCGCGGGCCATGAAGTCCGACCGTTTTGCCAAATTCAGGTTAAGTTCCCTTAATGCGGAGAATGTCGTAAGCAAGAAAATAGTCATTCCCGGTCAAGTGGATTATGAATGGGTGAAGGATAAAGTCTCGAATTGGTGCTCGCCTATCCAACAAGAGGACTTCAACGAAGGCGAAGGTGATTTCAAATGGGAAGGTGGGCTGTATCGACCGAATGACTTATTCCGTGTCAAGGTGCTTGGCATGTTCCCTAAAGTAGCTGAAGATGTGCTTATTCCCTATGAATGGATAGAGATCGCCAATGAGAACTGGAAGCGGTTGAAGGAAGATGGTTTTACTCCGAAAAAAAGCTGCAAGCTTGGTGTTGATGTTGCCGGTATGGGACGTGACGACAGCGTACTGTGTCCTAGATACGGTAATTATGTCTCGGAGTTTGAGGTACACCAATCCGCAGGAGCGGCTGATCACATGCATGTTGCTGGGATGATTACCAAGTATCTTAACAAAAAAGGTTCAAAAGCGTTTATTGACACTATTGGTGAGGGGGCAGGGGTGTTTTCACGACTACAGGAACTTGACCACAAAAATGCATATTCTTGTAAGTTTTCAGAAAGCGCGCATGGACTGCATGATATAACAGGCGAATATACCTTTGCCAATATGCGAGCTTATTTGTTTTGGGCTGTACGCGATTGGCTTAATCCGAAGAATGGGTTTGGAGCGGCTCTTCCGCCTTGTGATAAATTAATGGAAGAAGCTACTGAAACGCATTGGGGGTTCATGAGCAACGGAAATGTTTTTATTGAGAAAAAAGAGGAGATAAAGAAACGCATCAAACGTTCTCCTGACTGGTTTGATGCGCTTGCTAATACATTTTATCCGTATGATTACTTGGTCGTAAGTGATGAAGATATTCTAAGAAATATGTTGTAATTTTGTAAAAACTGAAAATATGAAACAACAAGATTTAAACCGTATGGCAATATTCTTAGGACAAAAGTTGCCTATTCCACAGCAAGAGCATATTGCTGATACTATAAGGAAGATAGAAGTAAGGCTACAGGAAAAGAAGATAAACAAATTTGTAAATGCTTCTGTGAAAGAAGGATATACGAAAGCATTGGAGATACTCAAAAGTAACGATGTAGGATTTGATAAATATCATGAGTTGAAAACTCTCCAGTCAAAATCCATTGCTGCTATTGCTGTGGATTATCTGAAAGGAGAATGTGCGCAGGAAGTTCTTTGTAATATTCCTCTGAAATAGTTATTATTTTATTTGAAATTCAAATAAAATAATTATCTTTGCACTATAACATTCAAGTTAACGTGCCCTTTCACGTTGCCGGGTAGTACGTCATGTGTTACCCGGCTTCTTTTTAGGAGCAATTATTTACAATTAATCACCGTATGAAGGAGTACGGAACGTTTCTCTGACGTGAAGACATGATTATGAAAACGAACCAAATTATGATTCGCCCGATGGGTGATTTTAAAGTAATTCAGAGAACAAAAGATGCATTTTTCAATGCTACTGATTTACTAAAGCAGTGGAATGGATGTAGTGGGCAGCAGAAACAAATGGTGCACTATACAGATAATTCTTCGACAGAAGAGTTTATAAAAGCTTTAATATCAGAGGAAATGTTTAAAGAACGTAATTCCGTTCTTATACAATCAAGAGGAAAGAATGGTGGAACATGGATGCATCCCTTACTTTTTATCGATTTCGCAATGTGGCTCAACCCAACTTTCAAAGTAAAAGTTCTCAAATTTGTATATGATGAAATGATAAAATTCCGCAATCTTGCCGGTGATGCATACCCATCCATGTGTAAAGCTGTCAGTTCTATTTTACCGGATGCGCTATTCAAACAAAAGATTAAGGATTTAGCCAAGTCACTTAACATCATTGTGTACGGTAAGCATGAATCAGAAATGCGTAATAAAGTTGGCGATGAATCCAAGATACGAGAGCTGTATGAATTGGAATTGCAGATAGCCCAATGGATAGATTTAGGCTTTATCAAAGACTATAACAGCCTTAA